GACAAGGAAGCTTTGCAGGGGCAGATGGAGGCCTATACGAACAGCCTCCAACGGTACTTCGTGACTAAGGGATTACAAGCCAAGAGCCTAGCACCACAGGTTGTTGATCCTACTCCGCAAATCGATGCTCAAATCCAAGCTATCTGCATTTACCACGATTGTCCTAAGAGGATATTCATGGGAAGTGAACGTGGAGAGCTGGCTTCCTCTCAAGACGACGGGTCTTGGAATGATAATCTAGCCTATAGGCAAAACTATTATCTCACGCCCTGCATAATCAGTCCTGTCGTTGATCGACTCATTGCAATGCGAGTGCTACCCGTTCCCTCAGATGGCTATGAAGTAACTTGGCCAGACTTAGGATCTATCAGTGCAGAAGTCAAAGCCGATATTGCTGTCAAAAGGACAGAGGCAATGGCAAAGTACATCCAGGGCAGTGTAGAGGGACTGATGGGTGAGCTAGACTTCTTGACTCGTGTGCTGGAAATTCCCGTAGATGAGGCAGAGGAAATTCTCAAAGACGCAACACCCCTAGAAGATTTGCGGTTGGAAGAAGAACCAAACAAGGAAGCACCTTCAGGAGAATAACCATGAGTTGCAAAGACGTAACAGAGAAGGACAAACTAGAGATTATTGAGAAGTACAAGTCTGGGGAATCCTTGTACAAGCTGAGTAGAAGGTTCGGGTGTTCGGGGACTTTTATTCGCAATATCCTAGTGGATGCTGGAGTGCATGTCAGGAGCCTCATAGAGGCAGCTCATGCACGTGAATCCCAAGAGGATACTGGAAGCTACATGCCTTGTCCTCAAGAGATACAGCGAAGGGCTGATGCGTTGAGGACATTGAGCCTCCGACAGAGTAGACAAATGGCAGGGCCTAATGGAACAGTGCCCCCATCCATTCCTACATGCAAAATATTCCGTGGACCTAAGAAACCAATCAGGTAACTCCAATGGCAGCAATACATCCGTTGAGAGCCGATCCAACTAGATCAGCAACCCTCAGACGTAGGGCTTGTGAAAACATATCCGCGAGATTCAACCGAGTTAAGAGTGCAATAATCCAACTAGTGTTTGTGGATGATGCTTTCGGTTTGAAGCCTTCCAACAGAGTAGATAACGAATTGACGGTAAACGTTCGTTGGCGATTCTCTACGGACTCCGCGAAGGTACGACAGTTCCAACAGTGGTTTGCTACTCAAGTCCAACAAGAGATTATTGCTAGTAGTGCTGCTCAATTGGAAACAGCTTACTACAAAAAGTTTGTGGAGGATGGGTACAAGAAGGGGGCTGGTCGTGCTTTCGATGATACGCGGAAGGCATCCCTGCACGATCAAGACAGCTTACGAGATTTCTACGCTGGCTCTAAGGACGAGTTTCTACGCTCCTCGTTTGCACAACCTATAGCCATCGACAAAATCAAACAGATAACCGGCCGCGTCTATACTGACCTCAAGGGTGTAGACGCATCCATGGCGAGTAGGATTACCAGAACACTTGCAGATGGGTTAGCCCAAGGAGCAAATCCCCGCACGATTGCAAGAGGCATGGTTAAGACATTAGATATGGGGAAGACACGCGCGTTGACTATTGCACGCACGGAGATTATACGCGCGCACGCTGAGGGGCAACTAGACGCGATGGACAAGATGGGGGTTGCTCAGGTAGGCGTAATGGTGGAATGGAGTGCTGCATACGATGACAGAACTTGTCCTCTATGTGCTGATATGGATGGTGTAGTTCTTACTCTCAAGGAAGCAAGAGGGATAATTCCTCGTCATCCTAACGCTGTTTTTGGTCCTTCAACCTTTGTATCTTACGGTGAGTGCCTTGAGGCGGTTCGGGCTTACTACAGCGGTCCTTGTGTCATACTGTACGCATCCGGGGGAGGGGAACATAGGACGACCATCGGCCCTAATCACCCAATGATGACCGCTCGGGGTATGGTTCGCGCCAAGGAAATCAGAGAAGGCGATAAGGTACTCTATGACCTTCGGCAAGATCAAGGTTTTACCCCGGGCGTTTACAACAAACAGATTCCAACATCCCAAGACGTATTTGAGACGATTCTTTCTGTTTGCCGAGACTCTCTTATTTCCTCCCCCAGTCACGATCTCCACGGCGACAGGGTATTCTGTGAGGGTGAAGTCCAAGCAATATGTCCCACAAGGGGTTTGTTGCCCATAAGAAATCCCAGCGGAATCGAGAAACTCCGCGAAGACCTCCTCTTGTGGCCCGATCCCAATTCCAAGACGGTGGCGGGTTTCCGCCCGGGCCTTCTTGGTTGCTGTACTGTCCTTTTGCCCTCTACGGGCGGCGTGGGCGGCTCTGACTCTTGGGTTGCTGCTGATAATCATTTCGTCTGGCTCTCTGTCGAAAAAGTAGAGTTAGGTAACTACTATGGCCTTGCATTTGATTATACCACAGAAAGTAGCCTCTATTGTAGCGATGGATTTGTAGTTAGTAACTGTCGTTGCGCATTTATGCCAGCCAATGTGGGAGAAGACACCAAGAAACAGAAGCGCACACAAAAAGAAGTTCAAGGAGCTATCGACAAGAACATCAGACAAGAAATCCCCCAAGGAAGAATGATTAAGGGGCAAGGCCGACGCTACAAAGATCCAGAGACAGGAAGGTTCACTAAGAAAACCAAGCGCACTCTAGCTGAACAGAAGGCACGTAGCAACTGGGCAGGAGCCGATGTACGCATAGCCAAGGTACGTCCCAAGAGTATCCTAGACAAGCCTACACTACCCAAGCCAAGAGTAACGAAGATCCAACCCGCTAAACTGGAGCCAACCAAGCAATGACCCAACGAATAACGCCCACACACCGTAGACTCTTGAAGGTGCTTGGAGATGGAGAGCCTCACACCCGAGAGGAATTGATGACTTGCCTTTCGGATGAGCTAGGCAATCCCACAACTGTCAATGTACACTTAGCCAGACTCCGCCCGCTGTTGCGCGCTCAGGGAGAAGACGTATTATGTGTTTGGACCAAACGCCAGAGGATGTATCAATGGATTAAGAAGCTGGTATTCATTCCGTTGAGTCATCCCCCAATCGATCCCAAAGAAGCCTCAGCAGGATAGCTTCCAATCCCTCTCAGTCTTTTGTCTCGCCTCGTCTAATCCCATTCTCTTGCCTTGTCTAAGCCTAGGCCCCCCGCTATAGCCTTCTATACCCCCCGCTATAGCCTCTTCTCTGCAAGGCCCTAAGCCCTCGCCTAAGCCCTTGGGTGCGTTTAGCCCCTAAATTACTAGGCTAGAGGCTAGCAAGGCCCTACAGACCCCTTCTCGGCTGCCCTGGGGGGTATCTGGGGCTTTTCCGCAAGGCTGTAGGGCTAATTCTTGGGAAACGTGCTATGGATGCTCACCTATTGCGCGTAGGTTAGCAGGCATGATAACTCTAGTAGCAAATCTGACTGGCTCCGTTCGCAAGGAAATTCTCTTTGGCCGTGAGCATCTTGTTGCTCCCATGACGTTGATTGTTGAGGGTATTCTCAATGGCAGTCAGGGCCTTTTGTACTACCCAGCTGATGAGATAGCCGCCAACGTAGCAGCGTGGGATGGGATGCCATTGGTAATTCGTCATCCGTATAAAGATGGCAAAGCTATCTCGGCACGCAACGCAACTACTCTGGAAAGTCAAGGCGTTGGGACTGTCCTTAACACTAAGGCCCAAGACGGGAAGTTGAAAGCAGAGAGTTGGTTTGATGTGGAGCGGATGAAAGCAATTGCCCCAATCACCTATAACAATCTTGAAGCAGGTAGACCCGTTGAATTAAGTACCGGGCTGTTCACGGAAAATGTACCCGCTGAAGATGGGGCTGTCTGGAACGGAGTACCTTACCGATTTGTAGCCCGAAACTACCGCCCAGATCACGTAGCTGTACTACCAGATCAAAGAGGGGCATGTTCTGTGGCTGACGGCTGCGGAATTAACATAAACCGAAACACGAAGGAGAGTAGCATGGATAAGGATGAACGCAAAAAGATCATCGAAGGTCTGATTGCCAATTCTTGTTGTTGGGATGCTGAGGATCGGGGAGAGCTAGAGAAGCTCACTGACAATCAGTTGACCAAGGTAAAGCAGCAAGCCGACAAGAGCGATCAGCAAGAGGCTGTTCACAATGAGGCAGTCAAGGGCTTTACCGATCCGGGTGGCAACGACCATACCTGGAATGTGAAGACTAAGGCTTGGGAAACTAAGGTCAAGAAGACCGGAGAGAAACCCAAGGAGAAGCCTGTTGTCAACGAGACTAAGGCCAAGCCGATTACGGAAGAGGACTTGCCTCAGACTATGCGTGAGCAACTTTCGTTTGCGCGTACTGAAATGGAACGGCAGAAGGCAGAGTTGGTGGACAACCTTACGGCTAATGTGGCTGATGAGTCTAAAGAGGCTTTGACGGCTACGTTGAATACCAAGAGTCTAGAGGACTTGCGGTCTCTGTCTGTATTGGTTCCGAAGAAGGAAGAGACAACCCAGAACTTTTCTGGTGCTGCTGGCGGGGCCGGACAAACGAACAACCAAACAAAGAAACTCACCCCAGTAGGCTTGCCGAGTGAGTATCTTTAAGCTACTAACCAATCAACAATCTGTTTGAGGAGAGGAAACAATTATGAAAGGTACACGCATCCTAGCCGGTGCTGGCACGCGGGGAGTGTTTGAGGACATTTTTGTCACAGGCACACCAAAGCCAGGCACGGTGATGGAATTGGAACCTGACACGGCTGCTGTTGGTGGTGTATTCACCTACGCTGCCTATGGCACAGAAGCCTACAGTAGTGGGAACTTCGTGGATAATGATGGCGACCGTAAGGCCATTGCAATCCTTCTAGAGAAGGACCAAGAGGGAAAGACTTATGACGATGCATACGCCGACGGCGATATGGGTCGTGTGTACTTCCCGGCTATGGGTGAAAAGGCCAACATGCTCGTAGAAAACCAAAGCGGAACTGGAGACAGTTTCGGTATCGGTGATGAGCTGATGGTTGATAACGGGACTGGCAAGTTGATGGCTTGTGATACTGATGCTGAAGCGCATCCATTCACCTGCTTGGAAGTTGTCTCTGCCCTTACTGCTGATGGTTGGGCTTACTGTCGATTCAACGGGGCTGGCGGTGCTTAACCCCCAAAACCTAACAAGATAACTCAATAGAGGAGAGTGACATGAGCTTTGGATTTGTTGACAATGTCGAGATTGACTTTGTCATGGGGGGAAAGCCTGAAGGCCCTACGGCTAATCGTTTCTCTGCCGTAGGCTATGATGCTGGATTGCTTCGCCCGATGATTATGGAGGACGGCCAAAAGTATTGCTGGATTGATTCTGGCAAGACTGAAGAGAAGATGGTCGTCAACAGTTTGACTGGTAAGGAAGAGAAGCGAATAGTTCCCCTCAGGGAAGCTATCCCGCTGCCCCGCCTGATTAGTAACGGAATGGTTCCGGCTACGTTCAACGCTTCTGCTTTGCCCTATCAGGCTTGGCAACGTATTGACTCGGCTGTTACCCGCGCAAGCCGTGATAGGCTATCTGCCTGGAACGATTTGGTTAGCGCAAACACCTATGGCGGGTTTGATGGGATGGCTACGCCCGGCATCATCAAGGATTCGGTTACTGATCCTGGCGATGCGAAAGTTGATATGGATACGTTATCCAACGATATCAATGATAGCCCTCTCTATACCCCGGATATTCTGCCCTTGCCGATTATCCATGCAGGGTTTGAGCTGTCTCAACGGCGATTGGCTTCTAGCCGAAATACTGGCATGCCATTGGATACTAGCAACGCAGAGAGTTGTGGGCGTCGGGTATCGGAAACGCTAGAGAAGATGACGATTGGTGTGACGGACTTCTCTGACACCAAAATCGGAGACTCTAGCACGTTTTCCAATCGCGGTATCTATGGGTTCCGTACCCAGCCCGATAGGATTACCAAGACGGACGTGACCGCCTCGGGTAGTTTTGTGGCTGCTACGTTCTTGGCTAACGTCTTGGCTATGAAGGAGTTGGCTCGGGCTCAAAAGTTCTATGGTCCCTTTGTGCTGTATTACAGCACGAGTTGGGATCAATACCTGGATACTGACTATGTCGTTGGTACTTCTGCTCAGGGCTATACGACCGTTGATAAGACGGTACGCCAGCGGATAGAAATGATCAACGGGATTAGTCGGGTTCAGATGCTTGACTTTTTCACCAATACCGATGAGCTTCTCTTGGTTCAGATGTCCTCGGATACCGTGCGGGCTGTCATCGGTATGGATACGACTACGGTTCAGTGGGAAGAGCAAGGCGGAAGCCGAATGGTCTTCCGCGTGATGTGCATTAAGGTTCCCGACCTCCGTAGCCAGTACGTTGGCACCACTACATCTAGTCGCGTGAGTGGTATCGTTCATGGTACTACCTCCTAGCGTTTGTGTGTGGGTTTGGGCTTAGACTCTCGGCAGTCTCTTTCCCCAGGGAGGCTGTCGAGAGTCACTATAATCTGGGGAATTTTAGGAGCGAATCATGGAAACACAAACGAAGTCTGAAAAGACCTTCTTCTTCGAGCTGTTGAGCGGAGTCCATAGCGAAGGACTAGACGCCAACGGTGGCCCCCGAATCTATGAGCCAGGGGATGTAATCCAAACAACAAGAGACCTTGGATTATTGAACTATCCTGGGATGAACCCAAGATATAAGGAAGTGGAGGAGCCTATTGTTGAACCTTCTCTTCCTGGAGAAAAAACGGCAAAGACCAATCCTTCAGGGGGTTGGGAAGCTATGACTGTAGCAGAGTTGAGAAGCTTGGCAGCTGAAGAGGAAATTGATCTTAGGGATGCCACAAAGAAGAATGAGATTATCAGCCTCATACGGGGAGTGTTAAGCTGATGGCAATTCGTACCACTGCCACAACCGTTGGGGGAATTATTGAGGTAGACTCCAACGTATCCGTTTCTCCTATGATCGACGTAGCTAATGAGTTGGTCGATAAGGTAGCAACAAACGACACTAATGGTGTAATGACTGTTGGTATGTTGCGGCATTTGGAAACATACTTGGCAGCATACTTCTACGCTATCCGTTGTCAGCAATACAAGGAGAAGAAAACTGGAGACGCCTCCGCAAGTTTCCAAGTAGGTGAGAGTGGTAAGGGTTGTTTTGACGCAAACGATTGGGGACGAACGGCGATGATGTTGGATTTGACGGGATACCTTCGCAAGCTCAACAACGGAATAGTGAATGTGGGACTCGATTGGTTGGGATTGCCTCCTAGTTCACAAACCGATTATGTGGACCGTGACTAATGATTAAACAACAGTACCCAATGCTAGTTGACGGCCTGGAGTTCTACGACTCCAAGGAGTTCAGGGCGCTGTGTAAGAGGTTTGGGATACCCCACACCGGATTGACTATGGATATGGAAATAGTGATTCCACATCGTGGCTATGCAAAGGTTACACACCAGTTTCATATTCGTAGGTTGGAAACGGAAAATGTCAAGCCACAGCCTCCAGAGAATTTGGATACGCCTGAGGGATTGATCCCCACGCAAGAGGACCGTGACTAATGTCAGGCATGGAAGAAAGAGACCTGCATCAGAAGGCTATGTATTGGGCTGCCTCTGGAGAGTTTGACAACTATGGAGAGCCGAAGATTTCTTCTAGCCCAATAGAAATCAACGTGAGGTGGGAGTACAAGCAAACGGAAGTTATTGATGCTCAAGGAAACACTCGCACAGTAAACGCAATTGCTGTGGTGGATAGGGTAGTCCCCTTGGGAAGCGTCTTTTGGTTAGGTACGCAACGCGCGTACAACGCACTAACGAATCCCACTAGGTATTACGTCTTCAGGTACAAATCGATTCCTGACGTGATGAATAGAGCAACGCGAAAAAGTGTCCAACTAATGAAGTTGGGAACTGAGTTGCCTAGCACGTCTTAACCTCAAACTGAGTAGAGACTATTGGATTATTTTAATCCACAACTGTACACCGATGCTCGCCCGCTGATTCACGATGGCGACCCCATACTGTGGCGGATCGACCGGCAACAATGGACCAAGCCGTCAAACCTGCTTATCGCGCGAATCGGCGGCAGTGATTACGTCCACGCGGGCATGGCCGCATGGCGCGGTGACGAGCTTAACCTGGTGCATACGCGCCAGTGGCGAGGTGGGTGTGAGGTGCCGCTCGAAAAGGTTGTGCGTGGTTGGCCCGGTCAGTGGGACGTGTTCCGGCCACGCCAGCCCTACGACACCGAGAAGGCCGTTGCCGAAATGCT